CCCACCCAGATCCAGCAGTCCATCGACACCCAGTGGCGCCTGCTCGGCACCGACGCGCAGGTGCACGCGGGCAAGGCCACCAAGTTCCGATTCCACTTCGCCATCGTGTTCGAGCGCAACCTCGACCAGGCGACGGTGACCACCAATATCCAGACCGCACTGGCCGCTTTCGTGGCCGGGCTCGGCTTCAATTCGGCCATGCAGGCCAGCGATATCCTGCAGACCGTGCACAACGTGCCCGGGGTGGACAACGTCCGGTTCCTGAATTCGACCGACGACGGCACCAACTACGCCATGCAGGTGATCAACCCGTCCGGCTCGGCCGGGGCGGTCTACTCCTCGGGCGGTCGCGCGATCGACGTCTACTTCGACGACGCCAGCTACCCGACCTTCGACTCCACGCGGATCATCGCCAAGGCCCGCAACAACTTCGGGACTCCGTGAGATGGCGCTCATCAACCAGGGCGAGTCACAGAGCTTCTTCGCCGCGCAGCAGATTTCACCCGACGACGTCGACCTGATCTCCGACCAGATCGACCCGACCCAGCCGCAGGTCTCGGGCACCAGCCGGATCTCCAACCCGATCATCCCCGACCGCACCGTGGCCACCCGGGTGCTGCATCTGGATCCCGACCTGTACGACCTGCGCGATTCCAGCCACCTCATGCGGCTGATCAAGGTGTTGCTCGGCGCGCCCGGCGCGGGAGGCCTGCGCAAGCAGATTTCGATGGTGCGCATGTCCGGCTCGCTGTCGGGCACCCACTTCCTCGACCTGGACGGGTTCTGGGGTGCGCTGTTCGGCATCAGCCGGATCTCCACCGAGTCGATGCCGATCAACGCTGACGGCACGAGCTTCAACCCGATGACCCAATCGGCCGACTTCGACACCTGGGACGACGTGAGCGCCCGTGACGGGCACTACCGCAGCCGCATCACCCAGTTCGCCCGAGCGGTCGGCCAGGGCGGCACCTACTTCGGCATCCTCGCGGCCGTCGAGGCGTTGCTGGGCACCGAAGTGGACATGCTCGAATCCTGGACGCTGGCCGACCTCATCCCGCCCGGGACGGTCGCCAGCGCGATCAATGCCAACACCTATATCCAGGTCGAGTCCAAGTACCCGACCTACGCGGCGATGAACGGTGTGCCGTGGGGCACGCTGGTCGGTGGCGTGCAGAGCCCGGGCCAGACCCCGCTGGGCAACCGGGCCGAGGTGATCGTGCGGCCACGTCGCAACATCACCCAGGAGGAGAAGCGCCAGGTCAGCCACGTGCTCGACGCGATCGCCCCGGCCGGGACGCTGATGACCGTGCTCGACGCCGGGCTGGAGTCACAGGCGCCGGTGCCCATGCGCAGTGCCTGGTCCGACAGCGAGAACTGGAATGTGGTCAGTTCCGTGGTGCCTGCCTCGAACCTGCTCACCCCGACCGAGGAGATCTACCCGAACCAAGGGCAGTACCAGGGAGCCCGTCCGGCCTTCAGCGCCTACACCGGCGAATCCTTCAGCTACAACAGCCGGATCACCGCGATCAAGAGCTACCAGATGGTCGACGACAAGGTCAGCGACGCCAACTCCGACTACCAGTCGGTGACCTTCCTCGACGGCCAGCGCACCGACTACACGCCCGCCCAGGCAGTCATGAGCGCGCACCAGGCCATCCTGAGCCGCATCGCCAGCGAGGGCGTGCTCACCGCCTACCCATACGCCGGAGCACGGTCATGACCGGCCCGGTCGTCACCTCACCGGTCAGCGGTCTGTTCGTCGACCACTCCGACCTCGGCACGCTCTCGGATGCGCTCACCCTCAACGCCGAGCAGCTGACGGCCCAGCAGATCAACCAGCAGTTCTGGTCGACTCCGGCGCGCGATGGTCTCTCCCCGGTGCAGGAGACGCTGGAGATCACCCTCACCAGTCCCCGGCTGGTCAACACCGTGAGCTTCGACCTGGCCCGCTTCCCGCACGTCTGCCAGGTGCAGTATGTCGACGCCAACGGTAACTGGGTGCCGCTGGTCGAAGCCGTCAGCAACGCACCGGCCCAGGCCTCGATCGCCTACTCCGTCCCGGCCAGGCTGCCCAAGGCCACCGCGATGCCGGGCCACCTGCACCCGCAGCACTCCTTCTCCGGGCACTGGGAGCAGATCGGCCTCACGGTGCGTCCGACCACCCTGCAGCATCTGCGACTCGTGCTGCAGCGCGTCAATTCGCCCGGCGTCCCGTTGGACGCCTTCGGCAACGCAGTGCCCTACTCGCTGGCCGTGGCCAACCTGATCATCGGCTACAAGATCACCGAGCAGGCCGACGTCCCGCGCTCGGCACTGCAGTCGGACAGCTTCACCACCCGAGCCTCCTTCGCCACCACCGACGACGTGCTCGGCTCCTCGGTGGACTACGCGCTGCGGGTGAACTACGCGCGCAGCATCATCAACAACACCGAGGCCCAATCCACCCTGATCTGGCGATGCGAGCCACAACCGATTCCGCAGGCGGTGGTGAACTTCTACGCCGACGTGCGCGACGACGTCGGCAACGGCCAGATCGTCGATCGGGTCTTCCTCGACCCGCTCAACAACGGCAGTCACATCACGCTGTACTACTCCAACGACGTGCCGGTCGGCGGCTTCTCCTCCCCGGCCGATCCGTTGGACTCGACCAAGGCCGTGCTCATCGGCACCGCGAAGATCTCCGGGGATGCCCTGCGGCTGGGCAACTACGGCGACAGCGCCTCGGTCAGTATCGACAACCAGGCTGTAGGTTTCGACCCCACCTCCCCGTGGTGGATCGGCATGCGCTGCCGACCTAACTTCGACCAGGGCATCGATACCGTCGAACACCCGTTGTTCGACTGCGGGGCGGTGCGCATCTCGCTGACTGCCGGTGGCTTGTCGGTGTACGTGGACGGCCAGCAGGCCGATCTCCCGTTGGGTTACCTGGCCCGTCAGGACCTCACACTGCTGATCAGCTACGACACCAAGGTCTTCCACCTGCACGCGCGCAGTGGCGTCGACGAGGCCAACCACAACGTCCCGGTCACCAGTCAGATCACCGCCAGCGCCCAGGCGATCATGATCGGGGCCGACCTGGCAGCCGACATCTTCGCCAACATCGATGTGGTCGACTTCGTGCTCAAGGAGCAGCTGCTCGACAGCGACGACTTCCTGCTCGCACCCGACGTCTATTCCACCGCCGACACCGACCTGCTGGAGAACGACCAGCCCAGCATCTCCTACATCAGTCCGGCCGAGGACTTCCTCGACGTACCCACCTCCTACGCGGGCGTCCCCCAGTTCGAGCGCGACGACGCCTCGACCGACGCGTTGCTGAGGCTGGACCCGACCAACGCGTTGGTCAGCGAGACCTACCCTTCGGGTCTGTTCGGCGGACCGGGCAACAAGTACGAGCAGATGGTGTGGACGCCGATCCCGCGCAGCTACACCATGCAGCGAGGCTGGATGTTGCTGCCCGCCACCAAGGCCCGGTACTGGAAGCTGGAGATCACCAACCTGCAGGCGCAGTACCGCGACGTCTACCTGCCGACCGCCCAGTTGGTGAAGACGTTCCCGCCCGAGGTGATCACCGCCTTCAAGGCGACCCTGTCGACCCGCGACCGGGGTGGAGTGGCCGACGACCTCGGGGCGTTGACCATGGCCTCGTTGACCAGTGCGACGCCCTACCTCGACTTCCCGGTGTACGTGTCCACCGGCGGTACCGAGACCGGGATCGCCAACACCGAGGTCTACATCGCCGACGACGTCAGCACCGCCGACCGGCTCTACCGCTCGCGGGGATGGACCTGGGGCTACCAGCCGCTCAACTCGCCGAACAACGCACCACGCTTCACCCAGGCGCAGCGCCACACCTACCGCACCGAACTGATCACATCTACAGCCAAGCTGGGTTACGTGGTAGGCCTGCGGCGCATCGAGTTCGCCCGCACCGTCTACACCGGGACCGAAGACACCGGCGCCTACGAGGACATGTTCCTCGACCAGCTCAACATCACCAGCTCGAACTGGGTCTACGACGTCGCCAGCGAGGCGCTCTATTCCGGGCAGGGCGGCAAGGCAGTCGCCACCTCGGTGGTGTTCGGCTCCACGCGCAATGTGCGCGGATTGCAGTTCGCCGCCCAGCAGTCCCAGCCGCAGCAGATGTTGCCCGACCCCGATTTCGCCGACCCGCAGCACCGGCACTGGAGCTTCATCGGCGACGCCCAGCCGGTGCCCTCGACGGTGATTCCCCTTGTTGGAACGGTGCTTCCGGTCACGCGCACGATCACCGTCGGGTACTGGGGTGACATCGCGCCGCTCTACCCGACCTACGGAGATCTGGCCGCGACCACCTACGGCAACCTCGTCAACAACAACGTGCGCCAGGGACAGACCACCGGCGGGATCATCAGCGACCCGGTCTTCCAGCCCTCAGGCGGCCGGGTCTATGCCGCCGCGCGGGTGGTAGCGCCTGCCGATCTGGCCACTCCGCTGTGGGTGCAGATCGTGGACGCGGTCACCGGTAACGTGCTCTCCGAGGCCGCAGCTGATGTCAAGCGCGACCAGGTCACCGAGTGGTACACCGGCTACACCCTCGGCGAAGGCGGTGTCGTCCACAAGAACAACTACGGCGACCTGGCAGGGCCGCCACCGACTCCGTGGCCAGTCTTCAGCGACACCTTCTCTCGGCCGAACCAGTCGACGCTGGGGAACATGGACTCCGGGCAGGCCTGGACCGCCGCCGGTGTCGGCAGCCTGCCTATCTCCTCCGGCAAGGCGCAGGTCTCCGTGCTCGGCCAGGAGAACGTGATCGACACCTTCACCCCGTGGGGCACGCTGAAGGTCACGCTCGGCAACGCGGTCACCGCCGCGACGCAGGCACTCTCGGTCCCACTGCTCGACCTCGGCTCGCATTACTTCTACAACGACGGCCACCTAGCCTCCAAGGCCACCACGTCGTTGATCAGCTCGCTGTTCACCCCGGCAGTCGGTGACCGGCTGCGCTTCGACTTCCTTCCGACCAAGGCGGTCGACCCGGCCAGGCTGCCCATCGGCACCGACGCGAACGTGCAGTCCTTCGCGTTGGTGATCTACCGCAACGACAACTGGGTCGCCACACACCTGACCGCGCGCGAGTTCCCCACGCTGCGCGGGATCATGGGTGCGGTCGGGCAGAACTTCACCTTCTTCGGCTGGACCCCGAGCTACGCCCAGCTCCCTCTCGGCGGCGCCCGAGTCGACCACATGCCGATGCCGACCGACGGCTCGCTGTCGACCGACATGGCCACCTGGACCGACTCCAACGGCAATGTCTGGGGTGTCACCGGCGCCTACAGCTTCACCCAGGGACTGAGCTATCAAGGCTCGCCCAACCGGGCCACGCCGACCGACACCGGGGTCACCAGCATCGCGCACGACTTCGGCGCGATGTACGGCAGCTTCATCTTCAACGTGGTGCAGCTGGCGGCCACCGTCGATGCCACCACCTACATGGTGGCGCTGCTGGACACCGACACCGCCACCTACGTCGGCACCTACCTGCGGGCCAACGGAGACATCGTCCAGATCGACGGCCAGGGCACCGTCACGGTGGTCAAGACCAACGCCGTGCCCTCCCCGGCGGGCGGCACCATCACCGTGCGCTACGTCAACACCAACCAGCTCTCGGCGGCGTTCAAGTCGACCTACTCGATCGGTTCGACCGCCACCCAGGCGATGATCTTCGTCCAGAACAACGCGGTGCTCTCGGTGTACTCGGGCATCGGCATCTGGGTGAACACCTGGCGCGGGATCCTGAGCTACAACGACGGCTCCGGGCACCTCACCATCCACGAGGGTATGGCGTGGGCCAACGACGCGGCACTGGTGGCCAACGACACCCGGCACCGTACCTGGGCCGATGTCAGTCACCAGAGCACCTATACCTACGGCGACCTGGCCCAGACCGTGCAGGCCAACACCGACCAGCTGCAGGTCCAAGTGCTGCAGAAGGCCGCCTCGGGCGACACCTGGTACCAGGACACCGCGTCGCTGTTCTACGACCCGATCCAGTGGGAGTTCTCCCGCGACGGCGGGACGAGCTGGATCCCCGCGCTGGACATCCGCAACGACCCCAAGGGCGTGTTGATCTTCCCTCCGTCACCCACCGGCGGCAACGTCAACCCGCCGAACAACCAGCTGATGTGGCGGGTCACCGCGTACGGGCCAGGAGCCTGGGTGAGTCATCTGGTCATGCGGCCGTGGTACCAGGGACTCGTCCGAGGCATCCCCGCACGTGGAGCCACCAGCCAGCAGGGGCCCAACGTCAACCCCTACGACCACTATCCCTCGATCGAGGACGACCCCCGGTTCAAGGTGTGGAACAAGCCCGTCCCGCGCAGCTGGTTCTTCGTCTACCGCGATCTCGACCCGACCCACCTGTCCGACATCACCGCGCAGTGGATCGCGCTCGATGTCGGCGACGCACTGGTGCTCCCGGAGGTGCCCTAACCCATGAGCCGATCGCACTTCTATCGCACGGTGCAGTCGCTGGGCGGTGCGCTGGTCTCCGGCGCTTCGGTGACGGTCTGCGAGGAGGGCACGACCACCCCGATCGCGCAGACGATGTACACCACCGTGGCTGGCGCTGACGAGCTGTCCAACCCGTTCCTCGCCGACGGCGGGGTGATCGACTTCTACCTCGACGACGCGCAGGACATCGCGCTGGTGATCACCTTCGGCTCCTCGACGCTGATCGTGGACTACCAGCCGGTGCTGCCTCCGGCCGAGGAGATCTTCACCTCCGGCGCGCCGATGACGGTGACCAACGGTCCGTCCAACGGATTCCTGCTCATCGCCAACGACGCGACTCACGCCAGCTGGCAGGACCCCTCGCTCGCCATCCCGGTCAGGCGCAACATCGCCATGCCCCAGCCGAGCCTGCCGGTCGTGCTGACCCCTCCGTACGCCGGAGTGCAACTGGTGGTCTGGGACGGCCTGGACGTCAACCTGAACCCGATGCCTGACGGCTTCAGCCACCTGGTGGTGCTGGAGAACGGGACGTCGGTCGTGCGCGGGTCCCTGCTGACCGCCGGGACGATCCTGCTCTCGGTGGACGGCCCGATCGATCTGGTCTTCCAGGCGATCAACGAGGCCGGTGTCAGCGGCGACCTGTCGGACGTGACGAGCTTCCCCGCGTTCAACCCGCCCACCGGTCCGCCGGGTCCGACGGGCCCGGCGAACACCCTGATCATCGGCACGGTGACCACCGGCAACCCGGGATCGGTCGCGGCGGCCGACCTCACCGGCGTCGCACCCAACCAGACGCTGGACCTGACCATCCCCAAGGGCGACACCAGCGGGGTCGTCGTGGTGAACCACGACGGCGATCCGAACGTCGCCCGCCCGGTCGGTGCCCCGATCACGTACTGGATCGGCGGTGTCCGGCCAGCCAATGCCATCGCGAACGACCTGTGGTTCGACGGAGGTCGGCTGTTCGTCTTGGCTACCGACGGTGTGACCTGGACCCGCTGAATCCCAATCCCTTGTTGCAATTTCGATTGGTTATAAGGCATCCTCGCATTGGTAAATGCAACCGAGGAGGCCCGCAATCATGGCGCTGGACCTGGCTGCCGCCAGGGCCGTAGCCCAGGCACGGCTTCTGGAGCGAGCGGTACACGACGTCGGCCCGTGGGAGGTCGAGGTCGGTGGGATCCGCGTCCCGGCCATCCGGGCGATCACCCCGAGCCGGGTCGTGTTCCTGGCTTACTTCGCCGATCAACTCACCGACGACGTGGCCTGGCTGTACTGCCGTGGTCAGCTGCTGTCCAGCCAGGAGATCGACGTCCCGCCCGAGCCCTCGTGCTCGGTCTACTGGGAGATCAGCCCGACGGCGGACACGGTAGGCGTATGACCACCCACCGGCGCATCGTCACCCTCGACGAGCAGGATGCCTACACGCCCTGGCGTCGGTGCTACCCCTCCCTGCAGAAGGCCGGTGCGGTGCGCGAGATCAAGGTCCGCACCCACCGCCGGGAGCGGCGTGAGGGCCACGACGAGATCGACGCTCAGCTGCGCGACCTGCCATGACGGCGGCGCCAGCTGAGCGTCTGCGGATGCCCAACGGCACCTACTACCATTCGCCACTGGGCATCTGGGACTTCCAGATCGACGCGGTCATCGACACGATCAACCACGGCGAGCGCATCGGCATCGTGGACACCGGGCTCGGCAAGACCCACATCACCATGTGCCTGGCCGGGCTGCTCTACGACGAGAACGCCATCGACCTGGTCATCCACGTCGGGCGCAAGGCCAAGGCCGTCGACCGGGACGAATTCCCCAAGGACTGGGCCGACTTCACCAGCCTGAAGACGCTGGTCTACCACGGCACGACCCGGGACAAGCGCCTGGCCCGCGACGGCATCCCCGACGTGCTGCTGACCACCTACGAGACGCTGGCCGCCGGAGTGATGCGCCGGTTCAAGAAGGACTCCACCAAGTCCGGCAAGGGCAGCCGCCGAGACGGCCCGCTGTTCGAGGCGCTCGGGCTGCGAGACAAGCGGATCCTGTGGGTGTTCGACGAGGTCGACTGGCTGCGCGGGCGCACCGCCGAGCGGCACCAGGCCGTCTACTACGTGCTCAACCAGCTGCGCAAGGGCCCGCACCGCCAGATCACCCTCGGCCTGACCGCCACGGTGATCTCCACCGAGGACGAGGGCGCCTTCAACATCGCCCGGCTGATCACGCCCAAGACGATGCGCCTGGGCGTGGTCGAGTACGAGAACTACTTCACCCGGGGCCGGGACGAGTACCACCAGTACGTCTACCGGCGGGACCGCCAGCCCGAGTTCGACGCCCTGTTCCAGCGGTGCATCTTCCGCAAGTCCGCCGACGACCCCGACATCGCCCGCCAGCTGCCCAAGGTGCTCTACCGCAACCGCTACATCGACATGGATCCGGCGCACCGCGCGCTCTACGAGGCCGTGGGCGAGCTGTACGGCCCGGAGAAGGCCGAGCTGACCCAGGCGCAGCAGACGGAGCTGTCGTTGGCCCTGAAGCTCACTGCGGGCCATCCAGCCGCACACCTGCACGCGGACAACAAGCTCTCCAAGGCCATCGTCAAGACTCTCGGCGAGGACGGCCTGCGTGCGGTCCCCAGCAGCAAGTCGCGCTGGCTCATCGAGGAGCTGAAGATGCTCGTGCACGGCCAAGGGGCGCAGGTCATCGTGTTCACCTGGTTCGCCAAGACCGTGCTGCCCGAGGTGGCCGCCGACCTGCGCGCGGCCGGGTTCGAGATCGGCATCTACGACGGCGAGCACGAGCAGCAAAACCGTGAGGCCAAGGCCGCGTTCAAGGCCGGGAAGATCCGGGTGCTGCTGTCCTCCGACGCCGGTGCTCGCGGTCTCAACCTGCCCGAGGCCCGCTACGTCATCGAGTACGAGCCCGCCGCCGCCGCCGACATCCGCCAGCAGCGCTTCGGACGGCACCAGCGTCTGGTGGGAGGCGATCGCACGGTGCCGGTCTACGCGTGGACGATGGCCATCCGCAAGACCATCGAGGTCGGGTCGCTGTCCACCGTCATGGGCCGGATGAAGCGCCAGGCCGACCTGTACGGCGACGACAAAGTCGCGACCACCCCGGAGAGGCACTGATGACCGAACCGAGCACCGAGCCCGTCGTCCACCACCAGGTCACCGAACTGGTGCTCGGCTGGGTCAAGAAGCTGCTCTTCGACACCCCCTTCGTGCAGCGCGAGCCGGTCCGCTACGACGTCTACATGAGCGCGCTGCCCGACGCCGGGCAGGACAACCGCTGGGTGCCGCTGCTGTGCATCTACCTGGAGATGGCCGGGCCGGACGAGCAGCACCCCGCCGTGTTCGGGGTGAGCCCGGTGCGCCCCTACGCGCTGTCCGAGGAGCTGATCCGGGGCATCGTGCTCGACGCGCTCAACTCGATGCTCGCCGAGCGGGCCGAGGCCAAGAAGGTCATCGCGGCTTCCCAGAACGGTGGTCGTCAGCTCACCGCAGAGCTGAGCGACGGAGTCGGCACCAAGGACGTCGTCACCGGCGACTAGCCGTTTCAAACGACGTGATCTAGAGTCCAGACAAAACGAAAGCCCGACCACCGGCTGACAACCAGGTCGGGCTTCGTCACTGCTCTCCGGCTAAGGAGGCGCTTGCGTGCTCGATGGTAATTGGCCATTGGTAAATCTGCAATTGGCAATTTCCAAGTACCAGCGCTAGGTGGCGCGTCCGGTCACGACTGGACGGTGCCGACCTACTGGTGCAGGCGCAGGCGTGGCAGGGCAACACCGGGACCCAGGGCGGGTAGAGCCTTGTCCGTTGCGGCCGACGTAGATCGGTGCCAGCAGCCACGTGCAGTAGTGCCGACGTGGATCATGGTCTTTTTGATCATGACGGGCGGGTGGCCCTGCGTGCCCAGATCAATTTGCGAACCTACTAAATAGGACAAATATGAGCCGTATACGTATGTCATACGTAGCTTACATAAATTCGCCCATATGGAAGCGACGCGTCGAGGAGTACTTCTGTCGTCATCCTCGACGCTGTTGGTTGTGCCAGACGACTCGTGGGATCCAACTTCATCACCAGACCTACGAGAACATGGGGCGTGAAGAGGACGCAGATCTGCTGCCTGTCTGCGATCTGCATCATCGAGCGATCCACGACTACCACCGTCAGTATGGAGGATTGCTGGCTGACGCCAGCGTGGCCGTCATGCGGATCTTGCGAGGCGCCGAACTTCCCCCTCGTCCGGGCCCTAAACCTCGGAAGGCGCCACGAGGGGTGTCTCCGGGACAGCAGGTCGTGAAGGAACGTCGTATCCGCCAGCATCTCAAGGCCATCCGTCGTAACCGAAGTAGCCCCCTGCTGGTCCAGCGCGATGAAGAGATGCGTCGTCAATTGGGTGGTCGAGACCCATACGAAGGATCGGGAGGGCGGGCATGACTCTTCCAAATTTCGAAGATCAAACTTGGAAGTAGGTAGTCTCTTTCCCCAGTGCACGATGGGAGTCGGGCGAAACCGGAGGGCCGACCGGGCTGGCTAGTGGGCTGAGGCCAGCGCTAGGCATGGCAGTGTCTGATGAGGCACGGTGTGGTTTGGCAGGTCAGGTCTGGGTCGGCAGGGTCAGTTCGGGTGTGTCAGGGTCAGCTCTGGTGCGGCAGGTGTGTCGTGGCTTCGTTGGGTCCAGAGTGGCGGGGTACGTCAAGGTCCGGCAGGTGCGGCGGGGTTCGGCAAGCTAGTGCGAGGCGTCCTACGGTCCGGTGCGGCAGCTAAGGCTTGGTGCGGCACGACTTGGACCGGTCAGGTGCGGCAAGGTCTGGTTCGGTGAGGCAGGTACGGCTACGTGCGGCTTCGCGAGGTCAGCTCCGGCACGGCATCGCTGGGCGCGGCAGGTAGGGCATGGCGGGGCTAGCTATCGCGTTGACCGGCGAGGTCGGGTTCGGCAGGTTCGGTTGGACCGGTCTGGTGTCGTATGGCTCGATGAGTCCTGGTAGGGCAGGCAAGGTAAGGCAAGCCTGGACATGGTGTGGCGGGAACGGGCCACGCGTGGCATGGCAGGTCTGGTACGGCGGGACCGGGCGGGGAACCGCATGGTCTGGTCTGGCAGGTTCGGTGTGGTGAGCTTTGGTCCGGCAGTCCACCGCTCGACATGGTCTGTCAGGGCAGGTAGGGCGGGGTACGGATTGGCAATGCGTGGTCTGGTTGGGCAGGTGTGGCGCGGGAAGGTAGGCAAGGCGCGGCAGTGTGTGACATGGCACGGCAGGCAGGGCGAGGTCGGACAAGGCAAGGTCCGGATCGGCTGGTCGTGGTTCGGCAGGCAAGGTAGGCCTAGGCATGGTCGGCGGGGACGGGTCCGGTCTGGCAGGCAGGGTTAGGTCGGGAAGGCACGGATGGGCGCGGCATGGTGAGGCAGGTTTGGCTGGGCTTCCCGTGGCAAGGTGGCGCATGGTCCGTCACGGCAGGCGAGGTTTGGTAGCCGCCGCGAGGGTCGCATGGTGTGGTGCGGCAGGCTTGGTATGTCAGCCCGGAGCGATAGAGTGGCTCCATTCGCACTCATCTGATTAGGAGCCATCCATGACGTGGGCCGAGGCCGAAGAGCAGTTCAAGGTCAAGTTCCCGGCCTACGAGCCGCGTATCCCGCAGCGCAACCTCGCGCTAGCGGTCGAGGACGCGCTGCTCAACGCTGACGACCTGATCGCACAAGCGCCTTGCGGCGTTGGCAAAAGTTTCGTCGCGATGATTCCTGCGATCGACTACTCGAAGAAGGTCGGCAAGCCGGTCGTGCTCTCGACCGCGACTCGCGCTCTTCAAGATCAATACGTCCGTGACGCCGAGGCACTCAGCGAGATGCTCGACGAGCCCTTCGTCGCGACGACCCTGAAGGGCCGGGCGAACTACGTCTGCCGGGCCAAGCTCGACGAGTTCGACTCCTCCTACGCCGAGACCGACATCAAGGCGCTGTGGGACGAGCTGAACAACACCGCCTCCACCGGCGACTTCGACACCCTGGCCACGCCGGTCGCGGTCAACGACAAGTACAAGCTGGCGACCTCCAGCGACGAATGCCCGGGCAAGCGCGAGTGCCCGTTCGGCAAGGTGTGCTTCGCCGAGCAGGCCAAGGAGCGCGCCCGCAACGCCCAGCTGATCATCACCAACCACGCGCTGCTGGTGGTGGACTCCACGCTGAAGTCCATGGCCGAGGACCGCTCCGAGGGCGTGGGCATCGCGGTGCTGCCCGACTACGCCGCCGTGGTGGTCGACGAGGGCCACGAGTTCGAGGACTACGCCACCAACGCGCTGGGCAGCGAGTTCACCGAGAAGAGCCTCAAGCGCCTGGCCCGTGACGCGGCGGCCTTCCTCGGCGAGCGCGACTGGCAGGTCAAGGCCGACCGCCCGACCGAGGCGCTGTTCATGGCGCTGTCCGGGCAGATGCCCGAGCGTGAGCGCACCGTGGCGATGACTCCCGACCTACTGGTCGAGGTCGGCGAGCAGCTCGACGCCGTGCTGGCCATGCTGCGCTCGCTGTCCACCGCGATCGCCCGGCGCGAGGTGTGGGGCTCGGACGCCGAGGAGCTGCGCAAGCGCCGCATCCGCAAGCGCACGGACAAGATGCTGTCCCGGCTGGAGAACATCGTCATGGCCGACTTCAGCGAGCTGGTGCGCTGGGTCGAGCGCGACGACAAGCGCGGCATCGTGCTCAAGTACGCGCCCCTGGACGTCGCCCCGTACCTGCGCGAGTTCATCTGGCAGCACGTCCCGTCAGTGATCATGAGCGCCACCATGGCCACCGGTGTCGACAAGGCGGGCAACGCCGACTTCAGCTACCCGATCCGCACGCTGGGCTTCGAGACCGACACCCGCACCTTCGACTGCGAGTCCCCGTTCGACTTCAGCCGCCAGGCCAAGATCTTCGTGCCGGACATCCCCGATCCCAAGGTCAACCCGGGCGGGTTCCGGGCCGGGCAGATGTACGTGCTGTCCGAGCTGATCAAGGCCGCCGACGGTCGGGCGCTGATCCTGTGCACGTCGTGGGTCTCGCTCAACGAGCTGCACCGCTCCGTGGCGCCCGTGTTGGAGACTCTCGGCCACCGCGTGCTCAAGCAGGGAGACATGCCCAACCGCAGACTCGCGCAGACCTTCACCGATGACGAGCACAGCGTGCTGTTCGCGGTGAAGTCGTTCTTCACCGGCGTCGACGTCAAGGGCGACAGCCTGCGACTCGTGGTCGTAGACAAGTGCCCGTTCCCGGTGCCCAGCGACGTGATCTTCAAGGCCCGCAGCGAGGCCATCGACAAGCTGGCCACCCGGTTCAACGAGAAGAGCTTCGCCAAGCTCTCGGTGCCGATGATGACCCTCGTGCTGCAGCAGGGCATCGGCCGCCTGATCCGCACCGCGACCGACCGTGGTCTGATCGCGATCCTCGACCCGCGTCTGGCCGACAGCTTCTGGGGCAAGCCGATCATGAAGGCGCTGCCTCCGGCGCCGGTCACCCGCGACCTGGCCGAGGCGACCAACTTCCTGCGGTCGCTCGACGCCGAAACAGTCGTCACCTAATCGGCTTGCACCTACGGACGAGACACGCTAGCTTCGTAGTCCTGGCCCGGGAGCCAATGTTGGACACATAATCTGGCGATCCTCCCCGGCGATGACCGGACTTGAGGGATGCTGATAGTCCGGGCTCTCGGGTCACACGTTGACAACTACATAGTGATGATCTTCGAACGAAGAGATGCCGTTGTGCAGGCTGGGAGTTCTTCATTGCCAGCAAGACGCGGGACCTAATGAACCCGCAACCGCACGCCTAGCGTGCGGCCGACGCTCGGCCGTTGGTTCTCGGCATCTTTCGCATAGACATGCGACACCGTTGTGCAGAGTGGGAGTTCTTCGAATGTGGATCGAGAGGTCGCAGGTTCGAATCCTGCCGCCCCGACTAGTTCGGGGTGTAGCTCAGTCCGGATAGAGCGCTAAATGTGCGCTCACTCGTTGGTTCTCGGTGTCGCTATTCGTTCGAGGTGCCTGCTGTGCAGGGTGGGAGTTCTTCGGATAATGAATCTAACGATTCTAGTGGTTCAAACCCACAACCCCAGCCCTTAGGTTGGGTCGCTCGGTTTCCGGATCGAGCATTGACGCTCACTCGTTGGTTCCCAGGCACCTCGCGTCATCTCGTTCGAGGTGCTGCTGTGCAGGATGGGAGTTCTTCGAAGGTTCGAGTCCTCCTGTCTTCGGCGCCGAGAGGCGTTGAGGGCATGCCCAACTGGTACGGGCAAACGCTCGTCCGCTAGTTCTCAGCACCCCGCAGGTGATGACGCACGTCGATGCCGTTGTGGAGGGTGGGAGTTCTTCCTAATCTGCGGGTCGTGGGTTCGATCCCCACTGCTCGGGTTCGCCCGGGTGTAGCTCAGTTGGCAGAGCAGCAGCAAACACGCTCACTCGTTGGTTCTCGGCATCCAATGTCGGCAGTGGGGACGAGATCGGTGCTGTGCTGAAGGGCGCGAGCCTGGACACTAGCCACTGCGGGCGGGAGATCAGGGCAGCACAGAGGCTCCCGCCGCCCCTATCCGTTCGAAGATCGTTCACACCACAGCTGTGGGGCTGTTGTGTCGATGCCGGGCTACTTCTTCTGGTGAAACTACGCCTGGCGTTCCTTAGTTCTCAGCCCCGCTACAAATGTGACTCGAATAGTCGAGTCAGCTGACCGTTGTGTGCCACGCGGGATACTTCTCTCTCAAAGAAACCCATCCTGCACCGGCCTAGGGTTCTCGGTCAGCCCCTACGGAGCGCATGGAGGCGCCCCAATGAGCAAGCTGAACGTCAAGACGTCCAAGCGGTCGCGTACCACGAGCCCGGTGATCTCGGTCCCGGCAGAGAACGGCGCGACCACCTACGAGGGTCACCCGGCCTACGCCCGGGACACCAAGTCCGAGCTGTTCCTGCTCGGCGTCACCAACTTCGTCGGCGAGGACACCTTCTACGAGCAGTCCACCGACCGCGACAAGCGCTTCGCCGCGCTGGCCCGCACGGTCGCCGTCGAGGACATCGACTGGATGACCAACTTCGTACGCTGGCTGCGCACCGGTGCCAAGATGCGCTCGGCCGCCGTCGTGGCCGCCGCTGAGGGCGTGCGCGCCCGGCTGTCCACCCCGCTCGCGGGCAAGAACCGTCAGCTCATCGTCGCTGCCCTGCAGCGTGCTGACGAGCCGGGCGAGTTCCTCGGCTACTGGACCGGCAAGTGGGGCAACGACCTGCCGATGCCGGTCAAGCGCGGCGTGGCCGATGCGGCCATCCGGATGTACACCGAGCGCAACTTCGTCAAGTGGGACTCCGACCGGCGCGGCTGGCGCTTCGGCGACGTGATCGCCATGACCCGCCCGCGTCCGAAGGCCACCTGGCAGGACGCGCTGTTCGAGTACATCCTGGCCGACCGGCACAACCGCGCCGAGGGCATCCCGGAGGCGCTGTCCATGCTGCAGGCACGCCAGCGACTGCTGGCCACCCCGGTCGAGCAGCGTCGGGAACTGCTGCTCGACAGCTCCTCGGTGCACCTACTCTTCAACGACGCAGGCATGACCTGGGAGGCGCTGTCGGGCTGGATCCAGGGCCCGATGGACAAGGTCGCCTGGGAGGCGATCATCCCGGAGATGCAGGTCTTCGCGCTGCTGCGCAACCTGCGCAACTTCGACGAGCAGGGCATCAGCGACCAGGCTGCCGAGAAGGTGATCGCCAAGATCACCTCGGCGGAGGAGGTCGCCGGTTCGCGCATCCTGCCGATGCGGGTGCTCTCGGCCTACAACGCGGCCCCGAGCGATCGCTGGAAGCACGCGCTGGCCACCACGATGGACCTCACCACGGCCAACATCCCGGAGCTGCCCGGCCGCACCCTGATCATGGTCGACACCTCGGGCTCGATGCACATGCCGTTCTCCAAGGACGGCACGCTCATGCGCTGGGACTCGGCCACGCTGTTCGGTCTGGCCCTGGCCAAGCGCAACGAGAGTCGTGCCGACATCGTGTCCTTCTCCAGCGAGACGATGGAGTTCAAGCTGCGCAAGGGTGCCAGCGTGCTCGGTGAGCTGGCCCGCTGGAAGAACGGCGGCTACTTCATGGGCGGTGGCACCAACACTGCCGAGGCGGTCCGTCGGCACTTCAAGGGCCACGACCGGGTGATGGTCCTGACCGACGAGCAGGCGCACTACGGCTGGGGCGGTCCGGTAACCAGCGCGGTTCCGGCCGCCGTGCCGATGTACACCTGGAACCTGGCTGGCTACCAGCACGGTCACACGCCGTCCGGTACCGGCAACCGGCACACCTTCGGTGGCTTGAACGACCAGGCGTTCGCTACGGTCCCGATGATCGAGGCCGCGCAGAACGCATCCTGGCCGTGGGAGGAGACCACGGCAGCCGACTAGGAGGTTCGTCCTGTCCCTCCTGGTCCCCCTGACGCAGCCCCGGCTGGCACATCCCTCCCGTGCCGCCGGGGCTGTGTTGTCCCCGGGCTTGCTATGTCGGACCGACGCTATACAATTCGAGCCGACCTGAATTACCAATCGAATTACCAGTAAAGGAGCCATCGTGACCATCAGTCCCGTCGCCGAGCGACTGGCCGAGCTGCTCGCCGAGCGCGACACCTCCCTCACCGACGTGCTGGAGCTGATCGCGCCCAAGCCCAAGGCGCCGCCCGAGCAGGCCCGCCCGCTGCCCAAGGTCGTGCCGGTCTCGGACAAGGAGCGCGTCAACCTGCGCGGCATCTTGGCCCGCATCGAGGCGGCCGAGCTGCCCGAGCAGGCCCGCCTGCTCGACCCGGACGAGCGCTCGGAGTGGATCCCGCTGTTCGGCGAGATCAAGACCGCGCTGGCCACCCTCGCGCGCGCCGAGACGGCCTTCAAGGACACGTTCGCCAACCACCTCGACGTCGAGGTCCAGGACTCCGGGGTCAAGGCAGAGCAGGACAAGAACGGCCACTACCTGATCAAGGGCGAGATCGGCGCTGAGGACACCGAGCTGGTCGTCAAGCGCGAGATCGCCGGTGAGGGCAAGACCCAGGCCATCAGCATCCGCGACCTGGAGAAGCTGGAGGCCGACGGCGCCATCGACCACAAGGCCTTCCTCGCGCTGACCTCGACCGAGCGCTACGTCGACGAGGCCAAGGTCATGCAGCAACTGCGGGCCAACCCCGCGCTGGCCGACTCGCTGCGCAAGGTGATCAAGCTCAAGGCCAAGACCGGCTCGATCCACGTGCGCAAGGCCAAGTCGTGACGGCGGTCGACTTCCACCGGACCTACGACGCGATGGTGGATGCCCCCGACGAGGTCCTCAAGGACACGTGCGGGGCCATCCATCATCAGGTGGCTCTGGTCGCCGAGGTGTTCGAGGTGGCCGCCGGGCAGCCCAGCCCGCTGAAGGACGACGCGGTCATCGAGCTGGCCAAAGCTGTCGCCTCCCTGACCGCGACGGTTGCGGCGCTGGATGAGCGCATCGAGCGCCGCATGCAGGTACACGTCACCGATGACCCGCACATCTACCCGGACGGGAGTCGGTCATGACTCTGGAGCCGAGCGAGATCATCGCGACCCGCAGCGGGGTCGAGGTGATCGCCGAGCCGTCGTCCTACACCGTCTATCTCAAGGGCATGGACAGCCAGGACCACATGGTCTACGGGGTCAGCGTGGACCGTAACCCGGGCATCGTGCGCGGGGTCGACGCGGTGCGCTGGGCGGTGCGTCGGTTGGGCTTCTGCTTGAACGTCGACGGCGACAGCTGGGACTACGAGCCGCTGCCGTCCTCGCGTTCGGACGAGTGGCTGGAGGCCTACCGCTTCGACACCTTCGCCGAGGCACTGGCCGCCGCTCAGGAGGTTGTTCCCAAGATCAATGTCAATGGCCGTTCGGCCATCAAGGCGGCAAGGCGGTACTCATGATCGCCGACGTTGCCTGGACCCTGGGCACCGGCCTGGGATGTGGGGCGATCGCCTGGGTCGGCGGCTACGCCACCGGGCGTAAGCCCAAGCCACCCAAGCAGCCCAAGCCGTACTGCGGCTGCAGTCACCACCTGGCCATGCACGACCCCCAGACCGGCGCCTGCCAGGTCGCGGTCAAGACCGCGACGCAGTGGAGCCGCAAGGGCACCTACGCCGGTGACGACCCACTGCCGACGCACTACGAGTACTACCCGTGCTCGTGCCGCCAGTACGTCGGGCCGAAGCCTGCCGACGTGTTCCTCGCGCAGGAGGTCAACTGGGACCTCGCCCGGATGCAGGTGCAGGGGAAGGTCCCCGATGACGATGGATGAGCACGACCTCGACCGGATGATGGTCGAGCTGGTCGAGCAGTCCGACCTTCCGCCGGTCGTCCGCACTTGTCCGGACGGTGGCAAGTGTCATCATTCCTGCCAGCCCCGGAAGGAGTGCTGGCGGACTCGTAACTGCGATCCGCTCAGCGGAGTCTTCCCTGCAGACAGGTGGCCGTCATGAAGGAGATCCCGCAGACCCACTACCTCGGCAGCATCGAGGTGGCCTGGACCAACGAGCAGAGCACGTACGACCAGTTCTTCGACGTCTTCCGTCGTCGGGCATGCCTGCCGAGCGAGTCGGCATTGGTCGACATCCCCGGCACCCGGCGCGACCAGGAGCTGATTTACCTGCGGCCTCGGGAGCAGCTGCCCACCGAGCCACCCACCTGCTACCTGGCCATCGACGACGACGGTCGGCCACGGCTGATGTGCGCCCCGGTGGAGTGGATCCGCGAGGCCTACGACAGCGTCCAGTACCGCGTCCACGCACTGGTCCTCGCCGACCGTGAGAAGGCCGCTGAGCGTTCTGCGAGGCCGGGGGCCGCCTAGTGCGCGCCCTGGTACCCGTCGACGTCCAGGTGGACGCGCTGGCCCTGTCCGAGGGCCAGTTCTTCACCACTGACGCCATGTACAACCCGCGCACCGGAGAGCCGGGCTACACGATCCACGAGGTGGCCCGGTTCTTCTTCGGCCGCTCACGCATCTGGCTGCAGAAGCACGTCTGGGGCGGGCATCTGGTGCTCGACGGAGAGCCGGTCAAGATCCCCCGGGAGGAGGGCAACGACTACCTGCGCTGGCGGCTGGTCGACATCGAGCGCACCGCGCACGCCCTCGCCCAGAACGGCTATTTGAAAGTCGAGCATCTGCAGAGAGTAATTGGCATTGTCTTGCTAGTGGCCCAGAACTACCACTACCTATTACCATCTGCGACAGCCACATCGGTAATTCCGCATAGCGATGAAGTCGAACGGAGGGTCAGTATGGCCACAGAGACCATCCGGCAGGTCACCGACGATCTCGATGGTTCGGTCGGAGACGTCGAGGAACGTCGGTTTGCCGTCGGCGACATCGGCTACTGCATTGATCTGACCGGGGTGAACTGGAAGGAGTTCCTGCATCTGCTGGAGCCCTACATCGCCCGCGCCCGGGTAGATCGGCGTCGTCGGCGTACGGACACCCCGCAGCAGGCCGAGTACCGGGCCCAGATCCGTGACTGGGCGATCAAGAAGGGCCTGGAGGTCGGCGCCCGGGGACGCATCCCGTTCGACGTGGTCGAGGCCTACGAGAAGGCCCACCCGCAGCGGAAGCGGGCCTGAGGTGATTGTCCTCGTCGACGGGAACAACCTGGCCATGCGCGCCTTCCACGCGGCCAAGGGGTCGATGAGCTGGGCTGGGATGGACACCGGGGCACTGCAGATCTTCGTCACTACGCTGGCCCACCACGTTCGCCAACTCCAGCCCACCCACCTGGTGGTCTGCTGGGACACCGGGATCTCGGAGTTCCGCACCAAGCTCTACCCGAGCTACAAGGCCGCCCGGCACGCCCAGGGCGCCGAGGAGCACGGCGAGCTGTTCGTGTTGATCAAGGAGTTTCTGACCTGGTCCAACATCGCCCAGTGGGCCCAGTCCGGCTACGAGGCCGACGACCTGATCGCGGCCGGGTGGCGTCACCACCACCTCACCGACAAGATCACCATCCTGTCGGCCGACAAGGACCTGCTGCAGCTGCTCGACGCCAACACCGTGCAGCGCCGGTTCGTGTCCGGCAACAAGGACGGCGAGGTCTGGGACGTCGCGCGCTTCGTGCACGAGTTCGGCTACCGGCCGACCCAGCTGCCGATGGTCATGGCCCTGATGGGCGACACCTCCGACGGCATCCCCGGGGTCAAGGGCGTCGGCCCGAAGACGGCCGTGAAGAAGCTGGCCGCCAACGACTGGGACCTGGAGCGCACCATCCAGACCTGCTGGCCCGACCACCGCGTGGTGATCACCACCTCCCGGGCCCTGGCCGACCTGTCCTGGATCGACGCGCCGGTGCCCGACGTCGCCGTCTTCACACCGACCCAATCTGAATGCGACAGGGACTGGCCGAATCTGCTTCACTTCTGCGAGCGCTACCAGCTGCGCACCATCCGGCAGCGCCTGATCAGTGCTGACCTGTGGCACTAGATTGCCTACCGTTTCAAACGATGCGGATCGCAGACACACCGTTCGATGCTGTTGCAATCGAGCTGATCGGGCGACTACCGTTTGGGCCGGTAGCGATCACCTGAACCGATAGTTGATCATCGCCTCGTACGTCTAGCGGATCTTCCGCTTACCGCTCTGCCCTACGAACCTGGTCCGTGGGGCAGAGCTTCACCTCATAGGGGGTTGTGTGGTGCAGATCGCGGCAGTCCAAGTCCGCGCCAAACCCCCGGTCGCCCCGCCTCGCGAGGGCACCTCCTGCACCGATCGCCAGATCTACTGGAGCGTGCGGCACGGCCGCCGCTGCACCTTCGTCGTGTTCGACAGCGACCCCATCACCGGCTACGTGGCCGGGGCCGACCGCTACAACTACCTCGTGGTGTCGGCCGACGAGGAAGGCAAGATCCGCCGATGTCTCGTGCACAAGGGCTCGGTCTCGGTCATCGAGCTGCACGAGGAATCCACCCTGCAGCAGGAACCCCAACGCGCCGAATTGATCACGGCGATCGCCCCGTACCGTAACTGGGTCCTGCGGACGTATTTCAGCCAAGCCACGGCCGACGTGGCGTCGTAGCAAAACGATCTTTCAGGAGTCCCCGGTGAGTGATGAGCTGTTGTTCTTCGAGTCCCCCGTAGATACCGCGCCGGGGCGCGTGGTACGCGTGGCGAGCACGGGCGCCGGGGTGACGCAGCGGGTGAGGGTGATCTCGGCCGACGCCGAGCATCACAAGACCGCCCACAAGATCACCGAGCACTGGACCTGGCGTGAGCTGCGCGACTACGTAGCCGAACAGATCATCAAGCGGTTCGGGGTCTTCCCCCGCGACGACATCCGCGAGGCCGCGATCTTCAAGGCATTCACCGACCGCTGGGGCATCGAGCGCGCACGGGCGATCGCTGAGTATGCATACGAGACCCTGGACGGCCGGTGGAAGGGCGCCCCGGTAGGGATGAATCGGTTCTGTAAGAACTCAGATTCCTATTTCTCCGATCTCATCGCCAAGCATCTCGCCCGTACCTGATCGTCGGGCCCGGAGCCATCCTGCGAGGCCTGTTGTGCACGAACTACCACCGCTGCCTGCCCATGTCGGCGTGCTGACCGACGAGGACGAGACCCGCCTGGCTGAGACGTACTCGCTGCCCTCGGGTTATGCGCACTGCCCGACCTGCCGTGGTCACAAGGTCTTCCGGTTCTACGACCAGATGTCGGTGCTGCCCGAGCAGCGCAAGATCGTCGAGTACGAGTGCCCGTGCTACGACCAGATGGTGCTGCACCGGTACTTCCTCAACCACGGCCTGCGCGAGCTGTACGCGCGCTACTGGTGGGGCGATGCACCCGGGCTCGACCTGGCCATCCACACCACGGTGCGCGACTACCACGTCAAGATCGATCGCTATCTCGGCGCCGGGCTCGGGCTCTACCTGCACGGCAGCCACGGCAACGGCAAGACGCTGGTGGCCGCCCTGTTGCTCAAGACCGCACTGCGCCGGGGTGTGGACGGCTACTGGGCGACCCTGACCGACCTGCTCAATCTCTACCAGGAGACCTGGCGCAATCCGGAGTACCGCCGGTGGTTTGAGCGCCGGGTGGTCAACGCCGAGCTGCTCGTGGTCGACGACATGGGTCGCGAGTTCGACGGGCGCACCACGGCGGCCAGCTCGGTCGACGCGATCTTCCGCGCCCGGGTGCAGGGTGGGCGGACCACGTTCGTCACCACCAACCTCGACGAGGCCGAGTTCAACGAGCGGTACACGCGCGGGGTCACCTCGATGGTCGAGGAGAGCTGCCAGCGCCTCTACGTCGGTGGGGGCGATTGGCGGGTGCAGGCCAAGCGGCGCAACCTCGCCGAGGTCGACGCCGAGATCACCCGCCCGTTCACCTTCGGCGGCGCCTGATGGCCAAGTACAGCGAGACTGTGCTTCTCGCCCACCTGACCAACGCCGACTCACTGGACCTCCTTGCCCGGGAAGGCTTTCTGGCCGAAGAGGCCTTGGAGATCATCCCCACCGAGCTGATACGCAGGCTGGTGCGCTGGTGTCTGGACCGGTTCTTCGAGTCAGGGCGGGTGGTCGCCCCGTCCAAGGAGGCGATCACCGAGAGCTGGTCCGACGATCTGGAAGCCATGGAGCTGAAGGTCACCGACGACGTCGAGACCGACACTGTGCAGTGGGCAATCGCTGATCTGCGCAGCTTCTACATGCAACGCATCACCGGCGACTGGACCCAGGAGTTCGCCCGCGAGGTCTACGGCGCCGAGCCGCAGGACCGGGTCAAGGTCGCATTGTCCAAGCAGCACGAGCTGGTTGCGCTGATCGACAAGGCTCGTTCACGACGCAACGAGCTGACCGGACTGCAGGGAGTGGACCGCGCGCTGGACAGCCTGCGCGTGCGCGTGGACAGCCCGCTGGAAGTCCGGGGACTGACCTTCGGCCTGCCCCTGCTCGACGAGCACATCTTCGGCCTCCACGACGCCGAGATCTGTACCTTCGCCGGTGCGTCCGGATCGGGCAAGAGCTGGTTCTCCTGCTACGTCACCAACAACGAGTTCCGCCGTGGCCGACGCACCATGCTGGTCACGCTGGAGAACAGCGTCGAGGACACCTGGGACCGGCTGGTCTGCATGGCGGCCGGGGTGGACTACGAGGCCTGGCAGCGGGCCGAGGTCACCGACGTCCAGATGGACATGATCCAGGCCTACCGCGAGGCGATGAAACTGTCCGACTGGCAGCCCATCGTCGTCGCGTTGCCGCCCGAGGAGGCCACACCCACCGGGATCATCCGGCGCGGCCAGCTGGAAGACGTCCAGTCCATCGTGGTCGACCAGGCCGCCTACGTGCATCCAGACGCCGGAAGCCGAGCACACAAGCGCAACGAGCAGCTGGCCGAGATCATGCGCACCTTCCAGGAGCGGCTCAAGCACGAGTACCCCGTGCCGCTGCTGCTGATGAGCCAGATCAACCGTGAGGGTGTGGCCGCCGGACGCAAGACGGGCCGGTACTACAAGGAGAATCTCGCCGAGGGCTCGTGGATGGAGAACGCCAGCGACTTCGTCTTCGCGCTGATGCAGACCGACTTCATGCGCTCGATGGAGCACGCCCAGATCCAGCAGCTGAAGGGCCGCCGTACGCGCATCAAGCACTTCGAGGGCAACTGGCGGCCCTACGTCGGTGACATCCGGCTCAAGCGCGAGGTCTCTCTCGACGGGGAGAGCGAGGGTGAATGACGCGCCCGAGTGTCTCGTCTACGGCTGCCACGCCCCACGCAAGCGCGACAACCTCTACTTCCGGCTGCTGTGCAACCTGCACCAGTACCGCTACGACCTGGAGGGCTACGTCGTGCTCGTACGCGAGGAAGACCCCGTCGACGCCGAACTTCCCGGACCGATGCTGAGGCAGTGGCGATGACCCAACCCTTTACGTACAACCTCCTTCCAGACGAGCAGAAGCGCGACCTGTGCGTGCAGCTGTTGGCCGAGTTCGGCGGCGAGGTGTCCAGCGAGAACGCCAAGGGCGAGCTGCGGCACCGGTGCACCCTGCCGCTGCCCGGTCACACCGACCGCAACTCGGTGACTGCCTCGATCAACTACAAGAAGCTGACCTTCCACTGCTTCGTGTGCCAGAACGCGGGCGGCTTCCTGTGGTGGATCGCGGTCAACCGCAAGCAGTCCACCGACGAGGCCAAGAAGTGGATCCAGAACGCCTCGGGCATCTCCGATGTGCTGGAGCTGCCGATGCTGCTCAAGCTGCTGGAGAACCTCGCCCACGCCAAGAAGGAGGCGCTCACCCCGATCCCGACCTTCACCGACCAGGTGCTCGCCCCATGGTCCTACGAGCGCTGGGGCATGTTCCATCCCTACCTGACCGACCCGTGGGAACCTGACGGCGCCGGTGGTCGGGAGTGCCCGGAGGAGACCCTGGCCAGAATGAGGGTCGGCTACTGCGACCACGACGAGGACTGGGAGTACTACCAGCGCATCATCATCCCGCTGTTCTGGCAGGAACGCCTGGTCGGCTGGCAGGCCCGCAAGCTCGACCGTGACGACCCGATCCCGGTCAAGTACAAGAACAGCCCGGACTTCCCGCGCGACCGCACGCTCTACGGCTACGACCAGCTGACCAGTTCTCGGATGGTGGTGGTGGTCGAGAGTCCGGCCTCGGTGCTGCGCCACCAGCACCACCTGCCGATCGTCGCGACCATGGGCGCCTCGATCACCGACCACCAGATCAAGCTCCTGCACGGCTTCGATCGTGTCGTGTGGTGGCTGGACCCGGACAAGGCAGGCTGGGACGCCTATGAGGGATCCAAGACCACTGACGGCGTCCTGAAGCGCCTGGAGGCCTATGTCGAGCAGCGCGTGGTGGACGACCCCTTCACCGGCGCCGATCCGGCCGACCACACCGACGACGAGGTCGACGAGCTGGTCGTCGCCGCGATCCCGTACGTACTGTGGCGCCGCCCCGAGGAGAGCAAGCTGATCACCTACACGAGAGAGGCGGCCTAGTTGAGCAGAGACCGAACGAAGTTCTGGCAGCGATGGGGGATCAATGAACGATTCATCATCGGCAAGCCCGGCAACTCGATGCTCGAAAGGTGGCGGCTGATCCAGACCCCGCTGTTCGGGCTCTACGTGCACTTCCTGTTCCGCGAGGACCTCGATCGGGATCCGCACGACCACCCGTGGTCGTTCTGGTCGCTGGTCCTGCGCGGCGGCTACCACGAGGAGCTGACCCCCGACCCGCGCGTGGGCGACCGCAAGATCATCGGGCGCCGGGCAGGCTCGGTGCACCACTTCCCGTTGCGCTCGGCCCACCGGATCAGTTCGGTGCTGTCCGGCACCGTCACGCTGGTGCTCGTCGGACGCAGACGGCGCAGCTGGGGCTTCTACACCCCGGAGGGCTGGGTGGACTATCGCAAGTACGACCGTCCATCGCCCTACATCCCCACGAGAGGACGCGTGTGATGCCGATTCGCAAGTACGGCACCAGTGAGGACAGCAAGGTGCTGTCCACCGACGAGCACGACGAGGAAGGCCAGCGCAAGCAGGCCTCGACCAAGCCGGTCATGACCGACGAGGATCGGCGTGAGCTGGCGGAGGAGAACGACCGATGAGGCACGTCAACCTGATCCTGCGCTCGGTGCCTGACGACCACGCCGAGGCGCTGATCACCGAGCTGCAGCAGTTCGTCCGCAACCACTTCGGCACGGCCGCCAGCGTGCAGCACGGGGCCGACACGAGCGTGCTGCTCTACGAGTCCGGCTTCCACCGCGACGCCGCTCGGACGTCCGGGGTGACCAATGCCGACGTGACGGCCCCGGGTGGCGTCGAGGGCCTGGACTCGCGCGAGCACGCCACCGGGCACGCCGCGTTCGCCACTAACTCTGTCGAGGGGAGCCTGGAGGCCAGCGGCACAGCTGAGCCCGAGTCCTGATGGGCTACCGCGTCATCGACGTCTCCCAGTACATCGACAACCTGGGAGACCAAACCCATGGCCTGAAGGCGGCGAAGGTGATCACGCTGCCCGACGGCGACGGCGTGCTGGATCGGATCATCAAGGCCAGCGCCGGACCGACGGAGTTCTCGACCAGCACCACGTTGGTCTGCGCGAGCGACCAGCCGATCTTCGACGTCAACCGCTACTACCGCGACCTCGGGATCGCTTGGCCGTACAAGGACGTCTCGCGCCGGGACCTGCAGCGCGCCTACAACCGTCTCGGCGGGGAGAACGCGCCCAACGCCGCCAGGTTGGCCTACTGCATGAGCCAGCTGCTCAACCCCGAGTGCCGCAAGCACTATGACGCCATGCCTCTGGGCTCGCTCATGGACGATCGCTACACCCAGGAGATGACCAAGCGGGCGGTGATCGACTGGGCCGTTCAGCAGACCATGGCGACCGGGATCTTCCACGACCCGCAGGACGTGGTCGACGAGGTGGTAGCCGCCAGAGAGGCCGCCAAGGCCCAGGAGGAGCGCACCAAGCAGTACGTCGTGCGCTCGAACTGGCCCTACGCCTACTACCTGTGGCGGTCCCGGCGGGCTGACGTCGACACGTTGTCGGAGTGGCAGGACATGATCGTGCGTGCCTGCTCGGCCCTGGGCTTGTCTCCCCGGATCAGCCTCGGGTACGTTGGCGCCACTGACGCGGCTTGGACCAAATCAGTTCACAACTCAACACTTGTCATCTTCCTCAACGAGCGCATTGATCCGACACCTGATCTTGCACATGAGATCGCCCAGTCATTCACTAATCCGCTCACCTACTGGACAGCGACGACACCGACACGAGAGGTACCGACCATGACGACAGCCACCGAGAACACCAAAGCCGCCGTGCCTGACGACGATGACGATGACGACTTCCTCCGAGGCGGATCCGACGCCCAGGCCCGGCAAGAGGCCGAGACCGCAGCTCGCAAGGCCGCGCGCGGACAGCAAGAATTCCTCTCCTCGTTGATGAAGGAGAGCGGCGACACGATCATCATCCGGTGGATCACCGACGAGAACCAGCTCATCGAGGTGAACCAGCACTACGTCCCGACCAAGGCCGCCCCGGCCGACAAGCCCGCCGAGATGAAGTGGCCAGCCAAGATGTCGGCGGTCTGCCGACACACCCCGCGCCGCTCGGGCAAGCCCTGGTTCGACGACTGCTATATCTGCGACCACATGCGCGACAACAAGGGCGAGGAGTACTCGCGCGGGACCCGGATGTGGGGGCTCGCGGTCGTCCGCAAGCGGGTGCTCGGCACCGAGGAGATGGCCGCCGAGAACAAGATCCGCCCGGAGCAGGTGGGATCACCGATCGGCATGACCGACGACCTGATCGAGGTCGACGAGATCGTCGACAAGAAGCTGACCGGCAACAAGGTCTACCGCAAGCACTACGTGGTCGCGAACTTCGGCCTGAAGAACTTCTTCAGCCAGTTCATCCAGTTCGCCCGGCCCGAGGTCTACGGCACGCTGCTCGACCGGGACTACCTGATCACCCGCGTCGGCAAGGACACCGACACCGAGTACCGGGCCGCACCGCTGGACGTGATCAACAAGAAGGACGAGGACGGCGCCATCGTGCCGTTCGACCTGCGCAACCCCAAGTTCGCGGCGCTCTACGAGGACCACGGCATTGACCTGGCCAAGACCGTCAAGCGGATGATGAGCGACGAGTACTACGGGCGGTTCTTCGACCCGCGCGTGACCGTCTCCTGGAAGACCAAGGGCAGCGACGAGGACACCTCGGCCCCGGCCACGCAGGCTGCGGCCGACACCGACGCCTCGGGTCCGACCCAGGACAAGCTCAAGGCGATGCGCGAGAAGATCCGGCAGGAGAACCAGGGTTCGACCCCGGCGCCCAGTGCTCCCGCCGAGGGTGCCCCGACCGGGATGCTCGACCTCTCCTGACCCATGAACGCCGTCCCGGCCTGCACTTGCGAGTCACCTTGAGCAGGCCGGGGCGGCCCCGGTAGGGAGAGCCATGAACTACACGCTGATCGCCCAGTACGGCGAGCACGGACGCTGGGAAGGCCTGCCGGTCCCCTCGCTGGTCGAGGACGAGATGGGCGAGCGCTTCATGCTCGTGGCCAACCTGGTGCCCGTCCAGGCCTACAACGACGCCTCGGCCAGCGGCACCTGGGGCTTGCTGCGGGTGCTGGGTGGACCGATCGCCTACTGCCCGGCCGAGGTCTTCTCCAGCTACCGCCGCGAGAACGCCTTCGCCGCCTCCTACGAGCTGCCCGAGGAGCGCTGGCGTCCGGTCGACCCCGGCCTCTGGTTCGACATGAATGCCGCCTATGGCGAGCGCCCGGTCAGCACCAACCCGTTCGTGCACCTGCACACGCACAGCGAGTACAGCCAGTTCGACGGCCTGTCGACCATGGGCGAGATCATGAAGGCGATCACCGCCGACGGGCAGAAGGCCGTCGCGGTCACCGACCACGGAGTCTGCGCGGGTCACCCCGACCTGCAGAAGGTCGCCACCGAGCACCAGGTCAAGCCGATCTTCGGTATCGAGACCTACTTCGTCGACGACCGCCACGTCATGGTCGACCAGTTCGACTACTGGCACCTGATCGTCTGGGCACTGGACGACGATGGCCTGCGCAACCTGTGGGCACTGTCCACCGAGGGATACCGCGACGGCTTCTACGGAAAGCCCCGCATCGACTGGGATACCCTCACCCGCCTCAACCACGGCCTCGCCGTGTCGAGCGCTTGCCTGGGCGGGCCGCTGCTGGAGCCCTACCTGGCCGGGAACGAACAGCGCGCGCTCGCCAACCTCGCTCGGCTGGGCGAGATCTTCGACGACCGCCGCCTGCATCTGGAGATCGGGACCAACCACCTCGACGAGCAGCTGAAGGGCAACGCCTGGCTCGCCGAGGTCGCGCGCAAGTACGACGTGCCGCTGCTGGCCGCCGTGGACAGCCACTACGCGCTGCCCACCGACCGCGAGGATCACCACGTCTGGCTGACCATGCAGACCGACAAGACCAAGGCCGAGAAGCTGTTCGCGGGCGATCACAGCTACCACTTGATGGGCGTGGACGAGGTCCGCCAGGCATTGGGTTACCTCCCGGCCGACGTGGTCGACGAGGCCATCGAGAACACCGGTTTGCTGGCCGACCGGTGCACGGCCGAGATCCGGCCCAAGCGGTCCCTGCCGGTCTTCTCCAAGCCCACCGAGGAGTACCCGGATCCCGTCCAGCACGACGTCGACCGGATGCTGGACATCGCGATCGCCAACTGGGACACCCGGGTCAAGACCACCGAGGACTCCAAGTACCTGCAGCAGTTCGAGTTCGAGGCGCCACTGCTGATCCGCAAGGGCTTCGCGGGCTACTACCTGATGACCTCCGACTTCGTCACCTGGGCCAAGGACCGGGGCATCCTCGTCGGGCCGGGTCGGGGGTCGGGCGCGGCCAGCCTGCTCGCCTACCTGATGCGCATCACCGAGATCGACCCGATTGAGGGCGAGCTGCTGTTCAGCCGGTTCATGACCGAGGGCCGGACCAGCCTGCCCGACTTCGACATCGACTTCCCGACCTCGCGAGCACCCGAGGTCATCAACTACGTCATCGAGCGCTGGGGAGCCGAACACGTCTGCCTGATCGGCAATACCCAGCGGGCCAAGAACAAGGCCAGCTTCAAGAAGGTGCAGTCGGCCATCTCCGACCGCTTGCCCGGTGACAGCTTCAGCCTGGTCAACCAGATCAGCAAGATCATCGACGAGGCCGAGGCATCTACAGCCGGGCTGGGTTTGAGCTGGGAGGAGTTGTTCGCTCAGGTGGGTGATCTGCTGGAGCCCTACCGGCAGAAGATCCCTGACGTGTTCCGGTTGGCCGAGCACTTCCGGGGCCGCGTGCTGACCTACGGCCGCCATGCCGCCGGAGTGGTGATTGACCCCGACTCCGACCTCTACGCCGAACTGCCGATGCGCAAGGGCGACGAGGGCGGACCGATGGTCACCCAGTTCGACATGGAGGCCCTGGAGTACCTCGGCAAGATCAAGTGGGACTTCCTGCGGCTGCGCAACCTCGACATCATCCAGGACGCTGTGGACCTGATCCGCGAGACCACCGGCGACGTCATCGACTTGTACAGCTGGACTGAGGAATACAAGGACCCCGAGGTCTTCGAGGAGCTGAGCGACGGCTGGACTCTGGGCTGCTTCCAGATCGAGACCTCCCTGGGTACACGCACGATCAAGACCATGCGGCCGACCTCGATCTCCGAGCTGGCGGACGTGATCACCGTGGGTCGACCGGGGCCATTGCGCTCCGGACTGGACAAGCTCTACGTCAAGCGTCGCTCGGGCGAGGAGCCCATCCGTTACCCCGACCCCCGCCTGGAGGCCGTCCTGGGGCGCACCTACGGCGTGATCCTCTACCAGGAAGACGTCATGGCCACCTGCAAGGTGCTGGCCGGATACGACGACGAAGAGGCCGACTACGTCCGCAAGATCCTCGGCAAGAAGAAGCCCGAACTGGCTGCCGCCGAAGGACGCAAGTTCATCGACCGCGCCATCGCCCACGACGCCGACCGCATGGCGGTTACCGAGCTGTGGTCGCAGATGGAGGAGTTCTCCCGCTACGCCTTCAACCGGGCCCACGCCTACAGCTACGCCACGGTGTCCTACTGGTGCGGCTGGCTCAAGACCCACTACCGCAGCCAGTCACTGACCGCCGCCATGGGACGCGTGGAGAAGGACCGCATCCCGCAGTTCGTCAACGAGGCCAGGCGGCTGGGCTATCGCATCCTGCCGCCGGACATCAACATCTCCAAGCGCGGGTTCACCGCCGACGGCCTGGTCATCCGGTACGGGCTGGAGAGCCTCAACGGCATCGGGGAAGCCGCCTCCAACGCCATCCTGGAGTTCCAGCCGTTCGAGTCGTTCCAGGACTTCCTCGACCGCAAGGGGTCCAAGTGCAACATCGGCCACGTGCGCACCCTGGCCCGGGTCGGCGGATTCGACTCGCTGGAGCCCAACCGGCGCGGGCTGGAGTTCCGCATCGACGACATCCACTCCGGCGCCAACGTGCGGTGCCGGTTCAAGGACGACGCCTTCGAGAACGAGCACGGCCTGCCCTGTCACTTCGACTGGGCCTCCGAGGAGCCCAAGCGGGGCCGCACCGGCAAGATCCTCAAGACGCAGCCCAAGATCCCCGCCAAGTGCACCAAGCGCTGCCGCAACTACACGCTGCCCGATCCGAAGAACTACGACACCATCCCGGTCTACAGCGAGGCTGAGATCCGGGACATCGAGTTCGAGATGCTCGGGGTGTACCTGTCCTCCTCGCCGTTCGACCGGATCCCGGCCGAGGTCATGGTCGAGCTGTTCAACGCCGACGACCTGACTACAGCCGAGCTGGGTTCCTACCCGCTCGCCGTGATCATCACCGGCGCCCGTCCCGACCCACGCGGACGCGACTTCGGGTTCGTCTCGCTCAACACCCCCGCCGGTGACCTGTCGGCCATCCTGTTCTCCCGTCAGTGGGAGCGGTACAAGCCGTTGCTGCGCACCGGGCAGATGGGCCTGGTCGAGATCTTCAAGTCCGAGCAGGACCGCTACCGCCTGACCCACCTGGAGGTCATCTAATGCCCAGCAAGCAACGACTCGGCCCGGCCGCCGCCGCCCTGAAGAAGTTCGAGGTCGACTGGGCCAAGTCCTTCGGCGACGACCTGCCGTTGATCGAGGCCAAGGTGCGCCCGTACGAGGTGGTCTCCACCGGCAGCTTGGAGTTGGATCTGGCCATGGGGTGCGGCGGGTACGTCGTCGGGCGGATCACCGAGATCCACGGTCCGGAAGGCACCGCCAAGACCACCATGGGTCAGGTCGCGGTCGCCAACTTCCAGCTCGCCTACCCGCAACGCATGGCGGGCTGGATCGACATGGAGCGCACCTTCGACGACTCCTGGGCCGAGGGCCACGGCGTCAACCTGCACCGCAGCGTGTTCCGGCGCACCCGACCCAAGACGGCCGAGGACGTCGCCGACATGACCGTCAAGATGATCAGCTCCGGGCTGTTCAGCGTGGTGGTGCTCGACTCGGTCGGCGGCATGGTCTCCGACGCCGAGATGGGCAAGAAGGCCGACGAGGCCACCGTGGCAGCTGTGGCCCGCGTGGTGACCCGGCTGGTCAAGCAGTCGGCGGTGATGGGCGACGATCACCGCACCAGCCTGATCATCATTAACCAGGCCCGGGCCAACATCGGTGGCGGTCCCAAGGCCGGAACCACCACCACCGGCGGGTTCGCGCTCAAGCACGTGTCCACGCACAAGCTGCGCAACCGCCGTACCGGCAACAACGTCTACATGCTCGGCAACGGCAAGGACGAGCGCGAGGTCGGCTTCGAACTGGCCGTCACGGTCGAGAAGAATAAGGTCGCCCAGCCGCGCCGGGTGGCCACCTTCAACCTGTTCAACGCCGACACCGACGACTACGGCCCGATCGGCATCGACCGCGCCAGCGAAGCCCTCAGCCTCGGCCCACGGTTCGGGATCGTCGAGCGCGCCGGTTCCTACTACCGCTTCCCCAACCCGGCCGGTGGCGACACCGTGCAGGTCCAGGGTGAGAAGAAGTCGCTGAACCTGCTGCGGGCCGACCCCGAGCTGGTCGAGCACATCCGCGCCCGGGTGCTCGAAGCCAAGGGTGCGGCCGTCGAGGAGCTGGAGGACGTCGCAGCCGACGCCGAGCTGGAGACCGGCACCGAGGACGACGGCTTCGTCACCGGTGGGGGAGACGCGGCCAAGATGGTCGACTTCGATCCGGACGTGCTCGCGCGGGCCCACAGCCCGCTACCGGTGAGCAGCTGATGGCCCGCTACGCCGAGGGCACCGACGTCTCGATCAGTCGCTCGGTCGCGGAGCTGGAGAAGCTGGTCACCAAGTACGGCGCGAGCGGGTTCAGCTATGGCCGAGACGACACCGAGGGGTTCGCCCAGGTGGTGTTCCGGATCCAGGACCGGATCATCCGCTTCCGGATCCAGCGACCCAACCCCAACGACGACGACTTCCGGCTCACCCCGACCGGCTTGCGCCGCAGCCTGGAGGGAGCCAGCCAGCTGGCCATGGCCGAGGAGAAGCGACGCTGGCGCGGGCTCGTGTTGGTGATCAAGGCCCTGCTGGTCGCGGTCGCCGACGACGTGCTCACGCTGTCTGACGCCTTCCTGCCATACACGATGCTGCCCGCCGGGAACACCTTCGGAGAGTGGGCCGCCCCGCAGCTGGACACGATCGTCGCAACCCAACAGATGCCGTCGCTGCTGCCCGGCACGTACCACCAAGCGATCGAGGGACGCTGATGAGCACCGAAGCCGAAGAGCGCACCGAATGGACGCAGGCCGACTTCCTCGCCGAGGCCGCTCGGCGCTTCGGAGACGACCCGAAGAAGTGGGCGTTCACCTGCCCGCGCTGTGGTGACGTCGCGACCCCGCAGGACTTCAAGGACGCGGGTGCCGACCCGAACCGCATCGGCCAGCAGTGCATCGGCCGCCAGCTGGGCGCGCTGTCCGGCTCGAAGCCCACGAAGGACGGCGGTCAGTCGCTGGCCAGCCGGGGCTGCGACTGGACTGCCTACGGCCTGTTCCATGGCCCCTGGACCGTAGTGACGCCCGAGGGCAAGCAGATGTACAGCTTCCGCTTCGCCGAGGCGACGTCGTGATTCTGCGCTGTCCGGACTCGGGGTGCCACACCACCTATGACACCGCCGAGGATGAGGACGAAGCCCTCAGTCAGATGATCAAGCACTACCGCTACAACCTGCGTCACCAGGGCTTCGGTCACTCCGGCGACAACCGTGGGGTGATCAGCCTGCAAGAGGCTGCACTGGCCGTCAGCAACGCCAACCAGGCCGACTGATGTGTGGTCGGGAGCCCATCGAGCCGGACGATGGATTCGCCATTCCCGAGACCATGCTGGGGCCGGTGTACATCGACGACAGCGACGATCCGGACCAGCTCAAGCGGGTCGTCATGAAGCCGGTCCGCGAGGAGGACGACGAAGCGTGGTAGACGACAAGCTGCCGTGGACCACGGGGTTCCAGCGCCGGTGCAAGGCGGTGCATCCCGATCCGGTGATGGGCGGCCGGTGCGACCTGCGGCGTGGTCACGGCGAGGACATCGACCACGCGCTGGATCGCGGCATGGACAACCCGCGCTGGTCGACCCGCTGGACCGACGGTGCGGGCAACCAGGTGCTGAGACCGAGGCCCCGACAGCTATGAGCGTCTACATCGACGACATGCGGATGTACGCCACGGTCGGCACCTTGTCCGCCCGCTGGTCGCACCTCACCGCCGATACGAAAGAAGAGCTTCATGCCTTCGCCGAGAGGCTGGGAATGCGCCGGTCCTGGTTCCAGGATAAGCCCAACGGCCTCTGGCACTACGACGTCACCGACAACAAGCGCAAGCGGGCGATCGCGATGGGCGCACTGTGCATCCATTACGGCTCAGCGGAGGACTTCGACCGAGTCTGGCAACGACCAGGACGAGAAGGGGTGACCGATGCCGACTGAGACGGACGTCGACAAGTTGCCGCCGACCCAGTATCTGGTGCTGGAGGTGCTCGGCGCGCGACATCGACTGGGTCACACGATGTGGCCGTTCCCGACCAGCTGCACGAAGGCGATCAAGGCTCTGGAGGAGCTGGGCCTGGTCAACTCGATGCACGGCAACGTGGAGTACACGCTTCGTGCGAGCCTGACCCAGGTCGCTGTCGACACATTGCTGTCAGGCACATACTTGCCACCCGCCTTCGAGCGCGAGCGCAAAGCTGCGTTCCGGGACGTGGCGGAGACGATGCAGGCGATGATCTTTGCCCCGAACGGCGCCCCGACACGCGGCGATTTGCTCAAGACGGTGCAGCGGATGGCGGAGTCGTGAAACCGACCACGCGAGATATGTCCGACCGGCACGAGCAGTTCCTGGCTGACCTTATCGGCGGGCGTCGCTGTCCCGGCTCGGGCAACCAGTCAGCCAACCAGCTCGACGTGCGTAACGACCCGACCACCGGCTTCGCCTTCGGCCTAGACGGCAAGTCCACCCTCGGCCGGTCGCTGAGTCTCAGCGAGACGACGTGGGCCAAGGTCGTCGACCAGAGCCACGGCCTGCGGCCCGGGATGGCCCTGCGCTGGTACCACGACTGGCGCCTGCGCAGCTCCACCGACCTGATCGTCATCTCGACCGCTGACTTCAGCGAGATGCTGGAGATCGCCCGTGGCCAGTGATCCGGACTTCGCCCGCACGATGAGCGGCATCGCCGCCAACGAGGTGATCATCCCGCGTATCCACACCCAGTTGTTCAACACGAGCTTCAGCGGCTTCGCAGTCGTGATCCCGAGCTGGGACGACGACAAGCGCATCTACGACGGCTGGTTCCACCCGAGCGCCCACTCCACCTGGACGGTGCGTCAGCTCTACGCCTACCTGACCCGTCACCAGACGCTGCAGGAAGAGCGCATGGAGTTGACCTCGATCATGGCGGTGACCCGGGGCAAGTTCTGGCACATGTTCCTGCAGCGGATCATGCTCGACGACGGCGTGCTGATCGAGGACGAGGTGCCGATCGAGGACGCCGAGACCAACCGGCGCGGGCACGCCGACGGCCTGCTGAGCACCGGCGAGCTGCTGGAGATCAAGACGATCAACCGCTTCAAGGTCAGCAAGATCAACAGCGAGGAAGCGCTGCGCGAACTCAAGCCGCAGTACTGGGCCCAGACCCAGGACTACCTCGACTGCCTCGGCGTTGACGCCATGCGCTACCTGATGATCAACCCCGACTGGCCGTTCGAGATGAGCGAATTCGTGGTCCGGGCCAACGAGCTGCACCAGGCCCGGCGCCGCAAGGAATACCTGCAGGCGATCGAGATGGCTCTGGCCTACCCCACCGGCGAGGCACTGGCCGCCGACTCCGAGCTGGCGCTGTGCTGCGCGCCCGGGTCCAAGGCCGCCAAGCAGTGCCCGGCCGCGCTTGCCTGTCCGATCGGAGGACTGTGATGACCGGCAAGTACGACCACAACCTGGAGACGCTGGCCAAGTGGGCCGCCCACCAGCCGGATGCAGCCGAGGCCGGAGGGTTGGTCGCCTACATGCTGGGCAAGGCCGCCGAGATCCGTCGCGACGGCGCACCCGCCCAGATCGAGCGCGCCCGGCAGGAGATCGAGCGGTTCCGGGCCAAGCCCGGTGATCTGACCGTCGAGGGCCTCCGCAAGTTCGTCGCCACGCTCGACGAGATCAGCGGGCACGAGGGGATCCGATGACCGACATCGACACCAGCGCGCTGACCAACCTGGGAGGCAAGCGCAAGGCCCCCAAGACCACCAGGGCGCCGTGGCAGCCGCTCGACCTCGCCACGCTGCACCCGGGCACCTACCTGGCCTGTGACCAGTCGCTGGGGGCCGCCGGGGTGGTGTTGTTCGAGGTCATGCAGATGGGGTCCAGCGATGTGCGCCGCTACGTCGTACACATGGCCGAGACCTTCGTCGGCGGCCGGACCGAGGGCTACGACGAGGTGCTCGACTCGGCCCAGATGCTGCAGCTCGCACTCTCGATCTGGGTCAACAAATGGGTCCGGGGCACCGACTGGGGACAACCGATCCTGACCGTGCACGAGGGCATCCCGACCGGCGGAGGCCGCTACCTCAAGCCCGAGCTGAGCCTGGTCTCGGCAATGGCCTTCCGGACCGCCACAGCGGGCTGGACGCGACTGCCGTCCGTGCGCTACCAGGACCACGCCTACCTGATCTGCGGCAAGCGCGGAGAGAAGGACAAGAAGGTCCACCACGCCGCGCTCAAGGGGTACTTCGACCAGATCCAAGGCTCGGAGCTGATCACCAACGAGGCCAAGCGTGACGCCCTGTCGGTCGCGCTGGCCGCCGCACACCGAGGACGATGATGACGGTCCTGCGGATCTACTGGACCAGAAACGGCCACGATTACTGCATGACCCGGGGTCAGGATTTCACCCTGTCGGTCGACGGCGGTCCGGACGAGCCGATGGACCCCGAGCGGGGTGAACGGCAGCTGCGCGAGTGCTACCGGATGACCCTCGCACGCGACAACTGCTTCATCAAGGAGAGCCATCGATGAGTACCGATTCCGCCGCCGCCACCGCCAAGGACGTCCTGCGCCGCGTCAAGGCCTTCGAGGCCGAGATGCGCCGCCAGCGCATCCACGTCGGAGTCAGCTCCGGCCCGTCCCCGGTCACCTGCGTGACCTGCGGCCTGCCGTGGCCGTGCCCGGGCTCGAAGGAGTCGCAGTGACGCTCGACGAGGTTCCCACCAAGGAGCTGCAGGACGAGCTGGCCAAGCGGCTGTGCGATCACCGCCCCGAGATCAACATCAGCCTGCGCGACGTCCCGAAGGAGCGGGTGCCGCTGATCACCTGCAAGTGCGGCAAGGCGACCTGGGCCAGCACCGGAGTGGAGTTCGGCCAGCTCGGCCTGCCGATCAAGCTCAGGGTCGAACATGTCGCGTGGGGGATCCGGGTTCTGGCCACCACCAAGGATGGCGTGCCCTACCGGGAGTACGGCGTGGGACGCAAAGGTCACATCGAGATCGACGAGCTGCACGTCAAGATCGGTGTCGAACTTCCCGACAGCAGTTCGAGGTGGTCCTAGTGGGAGTCGCCCGGGGCCAGCGTCGAGCCTCCGGCTTGACCGGGGGCGAGGAGATCGCCCGCACCGAGCAGCTCGAACCCGTCGAGCAGGACGGCGAAGGGCTCACCGCCGGACCAGCCAACCGGCCCGAGGACGACAGCACGCTCTACCCGGCCTTCCGCCGGATGCGCACCGACTGGAACTCCCCCGACCGCGACATCATCAATCAGATGCGCTCGGCCGTCGACGCCCAGATCATGGACCGCTTCAGCGACCTGTACGAGCTGCAGTTCCAGATCTACTCCCTGGTCCGCGAGTCTCTGCCCGGCAAGATCGACGACTGGGGCCTGCCCGACTGGCGGCGCGGACCGAACGGGTTCTACGTCGAGGACTGGTCCAAGCTCACCGGCCGAGACGCCGAGAGCTTCCTCTATCGGATCACCACTGGCATGTTCCGATGGGAGCAGACCCAAGCCGACCTGTGGGGCGAGGCCGTGTTCGCTCGGGCCGCCTTCGAGGAGGCCTTCAGCACCGGCTACGAGGAGCTGGAGAACCCGAGGGCCACCATCGAGGACCGCACCGCCAGGGCTCGCCTGAGAGCCGCCGAGCAGCGTTATTTGGCTGTCTACAAGTCCTATGCCAGCAAACGGGCCGATGCGGCCGTGCGTTCCGTCGAGCGGCTCGGTCAGCGCCTGAAGGACGTCATGGTGAAGAGCTGACCTGCCAGCTTCACGAGAGGTAAACACGCTACACTCCCCGGAATTGTTATTGGCACTCGCCATGCCGAATTGCCAATTTGCAAGTACCGACTTGCCAAGATCAGAGTCGCGACGGCATCCTGTCTGGTGAGGGGTCTGAGCACCCGCTCCGCCGTCTACAGGCGTACGACGAGCTGACCAGGGGAGACGGACACGACGTAGTTGTACTCACCGAGCGATTCACGGACAGACCCCCGGGTAAATTCCCTGCGGCTGCTCTTCCGTCACATGCTGGCCTTTCGCTCGCTCTACGAGTCCGAGGGCATCTCCGAGATCACTGCGCCCAACGGCACCTGTTGGTCCTACTTCGACCTCATCTACCTCTACCAAGTAGCCATGCGCCGACCGACCGGCAGCAAGGACTACGACCGCGAGCACCCCACATTGCCGCTGCGTCAGCAGCAGGCCATCGAGCTGTTCCTCGTGCTCAACATGCCCGAGGACAAGGCAGCCGAGATCATGGGTCTCTCGCGCACTAACCCGATCGGCATGTACGCCACGGCCGGGCTGACCCGTCTGCTCAGGCTGATGGACACCGGCTACCTGCGTCGCTTCGCCGACTCGGACCAGCGCATGTTCTCCGTGGCTTGACCTGACACAAGGGGGCGAGACGATGTCTCGATTGCTCTACGGCACGCACAAGGGCATGGAAGCAGAAGCCGACGAGCTGCTGCTGGCGAGCCTGGAGGGAGTGACCAGCCGCGAGGAGAAGTCCGACATCCTCACGCCCTGGAAGCTCAAGCACCGCAAGACGCACGAGGTACTCGTACGGTCAGGCGTCCCCGACCCATCCATACGCATCGGTATGTTCAACCGGTCCTACAACAACGTGCAGACGCACCTGAACTCCTACGACGGCCCGACGCGCCCGATGCGCTACGCCGACAACTGGGACCCCTATGAGAACAACTCCGAAGAGTCGACGCCCGGACCGTCCTGGGGAATGCAGGAAGTCTTCGGCGTCGACCGGGACGATTGATGCCGACCCGCCTACCGCCCAGGGTCGGAGACGTCGTCAAGCTCACTGCGCGCCGCCGCCTGCAGTGTCAGCGTTGCATCCGCTACATGGCCAGCGGCAGTGACCCCACCTGCACCAGCTGCGGTGCGCACTACACCGAGGTCGGCGGCGGCTACTACCTGCTGAAGGCAGTCTGATGGGCAAGCAGGAGCTGGATCGGCTGCGCAGCAGCATGGTCAACATCAAGATCGGCGGGCGGGTCATCCCCGCCGTGCGATCCAATCGCTGTAAGGTTTGCATCCATCCAGCTCGCGCGCTGATCGAAGAGCGCCTGTTGATGAACGACACCTATCCCTCGATCGTGGAGTGGGTGTCCAGCCGCGAGCATGAAGAGATCGACGGCGCGATCGTCTACTGGCCACCGTTGACCGTGCCTCAGTTGCTCAACCACTATCGCAACGGTCACTGCCCGGTCGACACCCAGGTGCTGCACGAACTGTCCGAGCAGCGCATGGCCGAGCTGGGCGCCAGCTACGAGGCCTCGGTCGGGCGCATCGTCGACCAGGTCGTGATCACCAAGCTGGTCGCAGCCAAGGGTCAGGAACTGATCGCCACCGGCCAGATCTCCCCGGGCGTCTCCGAGACCCTGGCCGCCGCCAAGATGCTGCACGAGATGGAGCGCGACCGCCAGGTCGAAGACGTCGGCCTCGGCGCCTACGCCGCTGCCATGGAGCAGTACTTCACCACCGTGCAACGCATCGTTACCCCGCAGCAGTGGGCCATGATCGGCGCGGCACTGTCGAGCAACCCGATCTTGAAGGAGCTGACTGCCAGGATGACGCCCGAGGAAGACATCCAGGATGCGGAGTTGGTGGAGACATGAGTCTGTGGACCCCGAACGGGCAACCGCCGTCGAGTGAGATCACTTCTACAGTTGAGCTGCATGATTCTGACATCCTCGCGATGGAACGCGGCCCGATCGCATGGGCTCGCAATCGCGAGGGGAACACGCTGGACATCGACCAGTTCACCAAGGACCTGACCGAGCAGTTCGCCCTCATCGGGTTCGGCGTCGACGTGCAGGTCTGGAGTACCGCCCAGGACGACACCTACGCCTTCAAGATCGAGATCCAGCGACGCCTCGGCAGCGAATGGGATCCCGACCGGCA